TTGCGACAATCCGCTAGAGACAGCTTTTGCAGTTGCTTCCATAGACTCACGTAAGCTAATTGCTCCACCGCTGGCTTCTGAAAAGCGTTTGGCTAAGCCACCCATGGCTACACCGCTAGCAGCACCTAATTGGTTTAAACCTTGGATCATATTTGTTGTATCCATAGCTTCGCTGAGTGCACGAAATGCAGCACCTGCAGCAAAGATATTAGCAGCATATACAGCGTATAAACGAACTAAGCCGTCTAGTTCACGGGATTGCTTTGCAAAGTCACGACCTGACGCACCAGTGCCTGCAGTTCCACGAGCTGTATTGTATTCGGTTTGTCCAAACGCAGCTGCTGCTGCTCTTGTACCGCCACCGCCCTTAGTACCCTTCATTAACTCTTGTGTACGTTCGAGTGTTTTATTTAGGCGTTTACCCGAGGCATCTACCCCATCAACCGACTTTGTTGCGTCTTTTAGCTCAAAGCCTACAGTTATTTTTGACATCTAGCCCCCTCCTTGAATGGTTAAGTGGCATTATTAAAAAATTTAGATATTTTTCATTAGGACCATTATAGCACATATGGTCAAACTTGTCAATACATAAAATTTTAAAGCATAAAAAAGCCCACTAAATTACTTAGCGGGCTTTTCAAGTTTTTGTTTATTATTGATCTCTTGTATTCTTACACCATCTATGGTGCGTACAAGCATAGTTATAAACTTTCTATCTTCTTGATCAATTTCTGTAGCTTCTAAAACTTCTGAAATACCAATCAGTGATTTACCTAAGTAAATACCATTCATTGAATCCCACTCATCTCGAAGCATCCTATAGGCAATTAGTGCTTGCTGAACTTCCAGTGGAAAGTCTTCAAACTCAACTGGAATCTCATCTTCTGCAGGCTCATTGCCTAAAGCCGCACACATTTCAAAGTATGCTTCTTTGGTCATTGCAACACTGCTATTTTGCATATAGTTTGTGAGCAACTTAGTAACGTGACTTAGTTGCTCTTCGAAAAGTTTCCCAAGTCTGAGACCTGTTCGCTAATGAAGCCATCAAAGTTACTTGAGTTTTTCATCAAGTACAGTGCATTTTCAGCTGTAAAGCCTAGTTCATCATCTGGTTTTTGTCCAGTTAAATCAACTGGGGCAAGTTGCTCAAGATAAGACATTTTAAGTCCTGTCCAGCCTTTAACGGCAGCTTCAACGTAGAGTTGCAAGAACAAGTCTTCGTTAAACTCTTCGGCCGCTTGACGATTTTTAAAACTAGTTTTTGTTGACTTCTTACGAATATTAAGCAGTGTTTCACGACTTAAAAAGGCAAGATTAACTTTGAAACCTGGCATGCCGGGGTATTCAACTTCAACAGATTTACTGGGAACTAAAAGGGATTTTAAAGAAATTTCAGACATATTTTTATTATTTGTGAATACAACGGGCTAAGCACCATGCTTAGCCCAGATTTAGTTTATTAAACTTGTGGCGTTGTGTAGGTAACGGTCAGCTCATTGGCTGCCCCGATATCAAACGCAGTGCTTGCAAAACCTTGAGCAGTAAAGTTAATAGTTGTTGAAACAACTTGTTCCGCATTAACTGTCGGAATTGTTAACACAACTGCAGGCATTGTAAAGTCAACTTTAGTAGTACCAGTACCACCAATTGAAATATTCATGTAGAAGGCTGGGTTAACAGCTGTTGCTGAATTAGTCAACATCGAACTCATTAACTCAGCGGTATTGCCACTACCAGTACGCAAGTAAGCGTTTAAGCTACCAGAGATAGCACGTGTACTTGTAAAATAAGTAACAGGCTTATTAACAGTTGCTAAGTTAGCAGGTGTTAAATAAGTAACGTTGTTTGAAATTGTCAAACTACCACCAGTTAAGGCAACGTTATAAGCAGTACCGCCAGATCCAATGCCTTCGTCTAGTGTAACAACACTTAGTTTGTTAGCAATATAAGGGCAAGTAGTTACTTTTTGCAAGAAGTTACCAGTTAATGTACCTGACAAGCTACCAGTACCAATAGTAGGTGAAACAATTTGACGCAACACACCGCCTTGACCAGCCCATTGCACTGAAGCAATAGCATCCAAACCAAAGTCGATTGTAGCTGTGTTTAACACGCAGTTATCTATAATAAAAGTTGTATCGTCAACAATAATAACTAAACCAAAAGCTTGTAGTTGGTGCTTGTTGGAGTTTGTTAAAACTGCTACTGCAGAAGTAGCACCATCAGTCCAAGCTGCTGCTGCATCACCAATTGGCTTGTCCGAGAACATAGCGTTCCATAATACAGACTCTTCACAAGTAATTGTAGTGCCAGCATCTTGTGGACGCATGTAAGTTGTAAAGGTAAAATCAGCTGGATCAAGAGCAGTATTAAAACTACGCTGACCACGAACAGGTGTTGCACCCGCTTCGTTTAGTGTAACTGTTTCACTTGTAGTGTTTTGACTAAACGAAAATCCGTCTAGTACTTGAATTTCGCGAGTATTGCCAGAAGTAAATCCTGTACTGTTGACTGCACCAGTAGTTGTGTTAACATTACTTGTCCAGAATACTCGACTATTACGAATTAAATTAAATGCCATATTTTATTTCCTTGTGGTTAAAAACGTAAAGCACACCCACTAGACATTTATCTGTTTTGGTGCTAGCAACGTTATTGTAGTGCGTATCGCACCTGTAGGTTTACTTCTCCGACACCATAAGGCACTAATAGCCCTTCGTCGGTCATAATAGACTGAATCAAGATTTCAGTTGTTTCCAGATTATTAGCCTGGTCATATACTAATACACGATTATCATGAATACACTTTTCTAAGTCGTGTAGTAGGGTTTCTAGTTGAAGTTGTGGGTTTTCTTGGTCTCGAACATACACTTTTAGTGATAAGTTTAAGTAGCACCAAGCAAAGTCAGCTGGATGATATTCGCGAATTTCTGTGCCTGGAACTATGTATACAGCAGGGAAGTCTTGAATTTCATCCCAGAACTTTAGTTTGGCATAAGAGTTGTCGTATAAGTTTGATTGATAGGGCGCAGTACCATCAATTGTTTTTAGCTTTTCTGCTAGCGCTTTTGCAATACTATTTCGTTTACTCATATAGATATAGCCCTTAATTTATTAGCAACTACTTGAGAAGCAATATCTCTGATAGATTTACCTATAAGGAGTTTAGGGTCTCGGGTTTTTGGTGTTTGTTGTTTACCACCAGCACTAAAAGTTGCGTATGGATTTTTCATATAACTATAAAATACGTTTATTAAACCGTCACGACTTTGGGTGAGGTGGTCTATGTTAATAGTACTAGCAAATCTACCTGTTCTATAATTAAGTATATCTTTTCGAGTTCCGTCGCCCATATTGGCACTTACTACATCTTGTATTTGAGAATTTAAAATAGCAAGTAAATTTACTAAGTTTACTGTTTCTGGCAGTGCTTGTTTCTTTACTTCGCTTTTTGCCTTAACAACTTTTTGCTTTAGGCTTTTTAATTCTGCTTTGGTTCTGCGAATGTCAGCTTTAGCTTTGGCAGCACCCTGAACATTTTTAACAATTAACTCAGGCAGTCCGCCTATTGTTCCTGTATACTCGCTTTTTAATTTTCTTTTCTTACCACTAATAGTGGCAACTAGTCTGTCTTCGATTAGTTTTACAATACTTGGAGAGGACTCTAGTTCTACTAGACTTTGTGAACCTTCGGATAGTAAGCCTTGTTTAACGAATCCGTTTACCATACTATCAAGAGCTTTTTCAACTAAGCTTTGATTACTATATCCTACTTCTTTTAAGAATCCACGAATACCTGTATTCTGTTTGCCAACAACTTGTGCAACCGCACTACCAGCTCGTTGTTGTTCAGCGCTACCTTGCCATTCCATAAGCCAACTAGAATCAGTTTTACGGTACTTAGCACCTAATTTAGTTTTTAAACCTTTAATATCGCTTGTAACTTCGTCGTACTCTTCTACAATATCTAGTAGCGTATCTATAAATTGATTTAAAGCCTTTAACTCTTTATCAAGCTGTGCTGCAGGTACTTGGCGTCTAGGGTCTTTTAATGCTTCGCCTATACTGCCTTTTGTTCTTTGTAGTAAAGTATTAGCCCATCCATAGACATGGCCTTTGTCGTACTTTCGGTTCTTTATTTCGTTTAAAACTGTTTGAGATACATTACCAGCGTCTTGATCACCAGCATCTTTAGCTATTTGCTGTAAGTAGTCTGCTACTTTGGTATTTAAACTTCTGAAGTTTAAACCCTTGAAAATTACTGTTTCTTGGCCTGCGGTACTATGATAGACTACAGCTTCTGGTACTTGTAAGTATTTACCAGACTTTATTTCACTAAATATAGCAGTAGCAGTGGTATCGCCTAGTATACTAGAAAGCTGCTCAAGTGGAATTATCAAATCTACACTTGAGTTTTCTATCTCTGCTCTACTAGATTGGCGAGTTTGCTGTAATATTGAAGTAGTGTCTCGTTGACCCGACGCCCACTCTTTAAGTTCAGGTACTTTATTTAAAACACGTCTGAACGCTTCTGCACTCATGTAAAGTCCGCCATATACTGATCTAGCACACGCTTGATCGATGCAGGAAAATTGCTTGAAGCAACATAACTAATTTGTGTAGTATTAGGAGTGATATCGCGCGTACTATGTACAGCACCGTTATTCTTTGAGTAGTATTCTACTAAGTCAAGAACTGCTAATTTTAAGTCTGCAGGTATTACTTCGTAGCCTGCAAAATAATTTACTCTATAGCCGCTAATCTGTTCTGGGAATCCAGTTGGATTTAAACTAAGTACATAGTCTTCTCGTACTACGTAGTCTGTAAACTTTACAAGATTAGTATAAGTTTTACCGTAATCTGCGCTATAAGCTACTGAATTAACTGTTACTACTGGAGTTTCTTTTAATATAATTTGTTTAAAGCCACCGTCAAATACTTCGATTTTGGCCTCGTCGTAGAAATCAATGAAAGTACGACGGCAATATGTTTTTACTAAGTCGCTGACTTTGGGTATTAAGAAGTCGAGTTCTGTGTCAGAGTTTACACTTGTAATTCCTAAGTAAGCTTTGTATTCTGCTTTTGTTACTAAATTTGTTGCCATAAATACCTCGCTTGTTTTATAAAGGCACATAATACCTTTATAAAACAAGACCCCGAAGGGTCTTGTTAACATTTACACTATCTGATTAAGATGCTGTGTACTTGTGTGCTGTAACAGCGTTACCTAAGTTAGTAGTAACACGTGTCATACCGGTACGGAGGCTAGCCACCATAACGCGACGCTGTGTTTCAACCAATTCTTGGGTATCAATGCGGAGACCGCGCTGGTTACCAACAATAAAGTTGCCTGGGTTCACGCAGATAGCACCTGCAACGCCAGTACCTGGTGAAGCAAACTCTGCAGAGACCAACACTGGGCTTCCACCGATTTGACCGATTTGACCAGTCAACAATGTAGCTTGTGAGCCAACTTGGTTCATTGTTTGGAAGGTTGTGTCTTCCAGCAATTGGTAATATGTATCAGTATTAATGATATAAATTACTTCTGCAGGATCGAGACCCCAAGCACCCAAACCTTGACGCAATGTACGCAATTTAGCAACGTTCATGCCAGCAGCAACAGTGTTACCAGTAGCAGTAGTGTTAGCAGCCCAGATGCTCAATCCTTTAACGGGATCAGAACCAGAACCTGCACCTAACAAGAAAGCCTTGTCAACGGCGCGAGCAACACGACGAACCATACCATCACGGATGATTGGCATCAAAGCCAACAAAGCATCTTCTTCTTCTTCATATGCTGTATACTCGTTTGTAGCGAGTTTATATGCATTCAAAGTGATTTCTTTGAGGGTGTGGGTAGCATTGCCACCAGCTGAAGGACCGGCTGCACCAAGGGTAGCAGGAACTGCGCCAAACTCAGCGTTAGTAACCCAAGTAGCAGTACCTGCTTCTGGATTCACTGGGATTGTCATTACGTTGGTTTGCATAGCAATATTGCGGAAAATAGGAGCAACAACTAAGCGACGACGAACTTCAGATTCAAGGTTCAAAGAAACTTCTTGTTCCCATGTAGCTGAAGGCACGTGAGCACCGTATTTTTGCACTAAATCGCGGCCAAGACGTGTACCGTCGATTGACTTGCCAGCCATTTTAGCTAAGAAAACTGCCTTTTCTTTGTCACCGTAAGACATACCGTCTTTGGCTTCTTGGAAAGACATTTTTGATTTTGTGATTGCTTCGATTTCTGAAGCTTTCTCTTTTAAAGAGGCTTCTAAACCAGCGATAACTGATTTGCTAGACTCTTCAGCAGATGCTAAACGCTTCTCAACTTCGGCCAAGAGCTTCTCAGCACCTGTGTCCACAGTAGAGATAGAAGCAACAGCGGCTTTAACGCGTGCATCTAATTCAACTTCAGCTTTTTCAGCAGCAGCTTTTTCAGCCAATGCTTTTGCTTGTGATTCGACAATGGCTTTTGCAGTTTGCTCAGCCGCTTTGTTAGCTGCATCAGCTAACATTTGTTCTAATTGTTTTGGATCCATTTCCATTTCCTTTTTGACTTCGCTGCTTGCTTCCGTTGAGGATTCTAGCCCTTTAGCTGATTCGCTGTTGGGTGCAAACTGCATTTTGAAAGATTTAAATTCTTCGGCTGTATCAAACGCCTTAGAAAGACTAAATAGTGTATTTTGATTAGCTGGTACTGATACTACTGAAATTTCATGTAGTTCCAATTCCTTTACCACAAACAGCTCTGCAGCTGAATTGTACTCCGCATCTACGATTCGGAATCCGATACTAAACGCCGTTAAAACGCCGTCTTTTACAAGGTCGAACACTTCACTGGCTGCTGCTGAGATACGGGCTTTTACCCATAAACCTTTGCCGTCAATCCTGTGATCTACCATTCTACCAACTGGCTCGCTATGGTCATGGTATGCTAAAATTACTGGATTTTTCAAGTAATTTGAGATACCTTTTTCCCATACACTAGCTGGAACAATATCGCCTTGACGATCTGCGTCGTTGGTACTTGCGTATCCTTCGATTGTGATACTAGCGATTTTTCCGTCGGTGGTAGCTGGTGGAGTTTCGCTCTTGATAAATGAACTGTTTAAAAACAGTATTTTACTTTTATCTACCATATTACCCCTTTATTGCTGATTATCTGTGGGCCTACCACCTGTCGACGGATCAGCAGCCGAACCCGCGATATTAGCGGGTATTCTTATTTCGTCATTCCCAGTAATTGGGTCATAACGTAATTCTTTTCTTGCTTCATTAGCTGTAATGATGCCTGCATTGACTAAAGTCGAATGGTAAGCAGCAATATCTTTTAATTCTGGTTGTAGTGCCGATACTGAAGCAGTAATTGCTTCAACATCATAACCATAATATCGTTCTAGCGCAGACACGAATTTACGAACCACGGGCATTACTGTTTCTAAATAAAATAATCGTAAATTAGGCGAAATGTTAGCATTGTTTCCACCAGCTAATAAAATAGGTGGTATGCCAATACATTGCATAATTAGTTCA